GTCATTCTGCAGGCTAGTGCAGAGCGAGCTTTTGACGCAAAGCTTTCAAGTTTTAGTCCTTCTTAATATGTGGTAGAACCAACTTTAAGATGAAAATTTTGGGTGGTGCCTTCTATACAATGTAAATAGCCATTTTAATTATGTGTTGCATGAAGTTGTGATATAATTTAATTTAAATAGTTGGAGTCTATTCCTCTCCACAGATCTAATAGTTCTGTAACCCTATTAAAACAGTTTTCAGTTTAGTGAAATCCGCACACTTGACGCAGTGTGTTCAAGAATTAGTCAACTTAGTTATGTGGTAGAACCAACCTCTAAGTTTATTATTTTGGGTTGTGCCTGACTTTACAAAGCAAATAGCTAATATTCCCTGGTTACTTATGGATTTAAATCAATTTGTACCACAGTTGGAGTCTGTTACTCTCCACAGATCTGATAGTTCTGAAACCCTATCATTAGCCACTTTGAAGAATGAAACAAAAGTTCAAAAGATTGTACCAAAGTATGATCGTTTGACTCTTATTGGCTTGCGGAATAAAACACGTTTGTTCGTGTTTGATATGCAAACCGGTAAGTTAGTGAATGCTAATGAGAATGAATTTAAAACCTCGAAAGGTAAGGTGGTTGTTATTAATGACAAAGCCTTTAAAATAAAAGGTTTAGATAAGTATGTATTAACTAAAGACATAAAATCAGCCCTAAGGAAATTTACTTCGGAAGGACTGATAACTGTATTAAAAGACATGTATAGTTGTACGACGAAGATTTTGTCAGTTTCTAGAACGATTCTAGAAAATACACACGATCCTAATTTTACACCTATAATCTTAGATTTGATGTCTTTAATGCTTCAGCATAGTTCAGGAACTTATAATAACTGGACACCAACATACTTTTTAGGTTTTATAGCTAGAGTGTTTTCAATATACTCTAGGGTTAAATTATTTATAAGTCAATCTTTAGATGGAATCTTATTTTCTTTGGCGATGATTGGTTTTCCAGCCAAGTTAACGTCAACGCTGAAAAATTTATCATTGCTAACAAATAAGAAAATAGGAGATCATCCAAACTTAATATTAGATGTTATAACTGAAATATCCAATTTCTTAATGTCATTTATTGATGAGTGTTCTTGGATTCCGATGTGTATAAAAGACATCGTGAGGAAAATATTTGTAATAGGAACTAAG